ATCTGCGACTTTGAAGTCGTAGATACTCTAACGCGATATGCGTTAGAGAACTGCGCGCAGAACTACGCGCAGTTTACATCTTCGCTCAAGTGGGCGAAGAAGACCCTGCGTAAAGCAGGTGCCACCGTGGGTATGCATCACGGTGTGCTACCATTGAAACTTCCTTTCAATGGGAGGACCAGACAACACTGGCCCTATATCAGCACCTTCTTTAAGGTGATGAAATCCCGTCGGGGATCCAAGAGGGACAATTATAGCTCCCTCTTGTTATGGACGCAGTCTCGTGCCACGGGACTGTGTAACGCAGAGATGATGGCAAAATCTCTGCTCAAGTTTAGAGACACCGCCTCTAAACCATGTCAACCTCTTGAGATTGACATTGCGGTGATGCAAAGCATCATCCGCTGTGACAATGTCACTGGCCTGGAAGCCCAGGTCTCCTGTGGGCCCAAAGCGTGCCTACAGTCGCCTCAGAAGCCTGAGGTCCTGGACAGTAGCTACTACCGTCCAGGTACGGCCCCATACGAAGTAGGGGGTCAGACCAGGTACCTCTTGTACCTGGCTCGGCACCGTGTCTTACACGGTGTCTATAATTTCCAAACACTCGAGTTTGAGAAATTCGACCGGCCAAGGCCGGTGAGGGGTCCCTTGGACCTGCTCAATTGGGCAGTGCACTCTGCACTGACCAACGGACACTTTGTCCGTTCGGTTCGCTATCACTGTGTAGCGGACCAGTCTAAAGCTCGGTCAATAACCGTAGCACATTATGCCTATCAGGTCATAATGGGCGTGTTCGCACACGCGTTAGTCCCCGCGATCAAATCGCGGGAGACCCGATCGGGACTTAGTGCCGATCGGCATCTGTGGAATTTTCTTCACACAGACCTCAGTCCGGACTCTCCGGCCTGGGAAGGCTTCCCCCCCGATGGGGAGGTCGCTGCCTTCTCCACGGATTTGGAGGAGGCTACTGACTTCGGGAACTGGTGGTTCGCGAAGGCCGTATGGAGCGAGTTCATACGGCAGACGAGGGGTCCTCGTCAGCCCACAGCATTAATGCTGTTGGCTAAGACGTTATATACGTCTCCTCGACCGGTATTCTACCGGGAGGGACGATCCAAGTATACTTGGTTCGTAACCCATCGATCATTTCTGATGGGTGACCTTTTCACAAAGGTGGTCTTGACCGTCGGTCAAGACTATAACGCCCGAATTGCATTGCGGGCGTCCCCTCTAGGGAGGGCACCTGGGAATGATCGCATTCCCAGGTTAGGTACGGTTAAACCGTACAACCTCGATACTCTATCGAGGTGCGGTCATATCGACCGACCAGCATTCCGCTTCGCGATTGCTGGGGCCGCCTACTCATTGGTAGGCGACGACATCGTGATCGTTTACAGTCGATCACTGATGGAGCGGTATTACCGCTCTTCCGACGATGCTAAGTTGTCGCCGGAATATCATGGCAGAGGTCATGATATGGAACCATGGTTCCGACAGTCGGCCGAATCGGCCGGCTGGAAAGTATCATTAGATGATACTTTCGATAGCCCTCATCTAATGTTTTATGCTGAGGAGGGCTCTCTTGTACCAAAGTCGGCACAAGAGTCGACTCGTCATTCTATTTGGACGGGTCGTCACGTGGGTTACCTCGATTACCCACGTATCCGTCTCCTCCTACCGGTGAAAATGGAGACGGACAACTACTCACAAACTAATGTGGGTAGATTCTCCTTACTGGGTAAGGAGATGAAATGGGTGGTAGACAGTTCTACCCCCAATACCATTGAGAAGTATCTCAATGCGCAGGTGCTACAACATCTCGTAGTACCTAGGGACATAGAAACTCTATGTCCCTTCACCCCCCAGGAGATAGGGGGTGATGGGGCCTACTGCCCCGATGCTGAGTACTTTCTCAGTATCATTTTCGCAAAGTCAAAGGACCCTGCGGAGACTCTGTTTCGAATGAAACAGCAGTTATCGAACCTATGGAGTCATAGGTTCGTCAGCACGGACAAAGCCCGTGCTGGAGTGCAAAAATTGCACCTTATCCTGCCCACTCTGGACAGGATGAAGGCCGCTCTCCCGGAGCGGTCTATAGTGCTCCCCCCAAGTGAGGAGCACCGAATCCTATTGGATTCTGTGCCTCGAAATATTCTCGAGTCACCACAGACGACCTTCTTTAAGATCGTCAAGAGGCTCTACTATTCG